TTCTGGTATCTCAATCTTTGTGCATACTTATCACTACTTAATGATGTGATACAATGGAATCTGTATCCATGTAACATATTAAGTCTTTTCATGTAATACACTGCATCTCTCAGTGGTGGTAGAAACGCTACTGCCGCCGACTCGTTAAACTGTCTGACTAATCTCTTGGCCCAGTTTCTTTCTAAATTGAACCTCTTGGCTATGTCATATTCATTGATGTTTATTGTTGGGATGTCTTGATGGTGCATCCACTGCGTAAATGAGTATTCCCAGTCACAGAGAACCCCGTCGCAGTCTACCAATATTATATTTTCTTTCATTGTATTTCTCCTTATCATGGGTATATTATACTATGGTTCTACCCGTTTGTCAACACTTTTCTGCAATTAATTTCATTTATTTTCATTAAAAGTCACCTATATCTACCTGCATAACAGTCAATCCATGTCTTCTCCACATATCAACTACCTGCTGTCTATCATCGAACGCCATTGTAGGGTCGAATCCAGAGTCTCGCATCTTCTTGAGCATACCCTCTTTGACTATGAAATCTTGTCTCCAATCTTGGTCGGATCTCATAAAGATAGCATCGAACTCAAGACCATTTCTATTAATCTGTTCTACTGTTATATCCATCTGGGATTTGTTTCTGCCTGATGATATGATTATCCTATGACCAGCTGCCTTCAAGGCCTTGGCTATAGCGAATATATCATTTTTGGGTGTATCATCTTTGGTCGCTGCTCTGAAGGAATCAAAGTCTTTTGGCCTTTGTACTACGAAATGTCTCCTATGTTCTATATCCATAAGAGTCCCGTCTACATCAAATATTATGTCCATCATATTTCTCCTTAATACCCATATATTATAACAGATATTAAGGAGTTTGTCAACACTTATTTACTATATTTTTACTCTTTCTAAGGGAGCAAAATGTTGGTCTAAGATCATTAACTTATCTTCAAACTCGGCAATCTTACCGATCTCTGACGATATAGTCTCCATAACATCAATGTGCTCACCTACCCCAACTGGGTTGGCAAAGAATACTTCTACATTCATTTTATGTTTACTGATCTCACCATTATAATGGCTTCGTAAAGCCTCAATCATTCTAGTTCTCATATTTTTTTCCTATTTAATTATTGTACTGCTTCTTCAAGCTCGGCCACATACTTTTGCAAGTCTGCAATCTCACCTTCAAGTTCTTCTACATACCTTTCTACTACAGCACGTTCACATAGTGTTTCACAACAAATTGAGAGTTGTTGTTTGGCTCTTTCTTCCAAAGTTATTTCTCTTTTCATTATTAATTACCAAATATCTGTTTACGTTTCTGTTCTGTGGTATACTGTTCTATTACATCAAGTAATGGTTGCACCCAATTGTCTCTGTGTTCAATAAAGACCTGAGGCTTTTCATCATCTACTGCAATTAGAATTACCAATTGTGTAATGGGCATTCCAGTTCTTTCTTCCCACATGATAGCATAAGCTGCACACTGCATGAAGTAACCGGATATCCATTCCTTCTTTTTAAGTTTACGGGATGTTTTATAATCCACAATGGAGTTCTTTCCATCCCATACACCTACACAATCCACTCTACCAGCTAATCCTAAGTGTTCAGAATATAGTGGAGCTTCTTGTGAATAGACAGTAGTTAATCTTGTATCCAATTCTTCTTTGACATCATGAAATGATTGCATCACATGAGGCATCACTCCTTTGTCAAAGTCTGGATCATTATTAACATACTTCTCTAATAAATCGTGGACTGCTGTTCCACGGCCTGAGGCAACCTTTGATATTTTATTGGCCGCTTCTGGACCTACTCGTGCTCTCCAAGCTTGTATTGCTTCCCTACTTAATATTGAAAGTACGGTAGTAATAGAAGGATAGTTACAACCATTAGGAGCGGCATATGTTCTACCAGAAGGTAGTGTCTCTGCAATGAGGTCATCATACCCCAGATCAATTTTCTCATGTTTAAAGTTTCCCATTTTCTACTAATTCCTTTGTCATAATAAAATCTCTTACTAGGCCAGACCTGACAATGTCTTCCCAAGTAAATTCAACATGATCAAATAATTTCATGTTCTCTAAAATCTTTGTAAACTTTTCTAACCCATCTCTGTCTCCGGTCTTGGTAAAGTCCGACTGGTAGTAATCACCACATAGAATGATTCTGCAATTATTACCCAATCGAGTAATAACAGAACATAGTTCGTGATATGTAAGGTTCTGCGATTCATCAATAAGAACAATACAATCCGTAAGAGTAATACCTCTGATAAAGGAAGTAGTTAAGAACTCAATCTGTTTGGCCGTGTGGAGCTTTCTCCATGCTTCACCATCTTCAAACAGTTGTGACATAATAGCATAATATGGAGCTTTATAAGCATCTTCTTTCTCTTCTAGTGTACCAGGCAAGAATCCCATATCACGTGTAGGTACAGCAGATCTTACTATCACTAGCTTCTTCTGAGACTTATTCATAATATCCAACAATGCCAGATAGGTTGAGATAAAAGTTTTACCTGTTCCTGCTGAACCAGATAATACTAGATTAAAGCCTTCTTTCCAAGATTTAAATACAGTCTCCTGGGATTTAGTAAGTGGGCTTAATGTAATTAGATGATCGGTTTTCAATCTTGTAGGTTTCTGATTCATTTTGTTTTAATGTTATCCCGTAGTCGTGGAGGTAAACCTCTTTTAATTTTATCTTGAACTTCTTTCCAGCCGTCACCAGCTTTCTTTAATACCGATCCTCCAGTCTCTCCAATAATCATTGGAGTCCCTATTACTTGTTGGACATTCTTATCCTTGACATATTCTTCCATGTCGGCAATAGACATCATCTTGGTGTATATTTCACCTGATGTTAAATCTTTAAAATCATATAGAGGCATTGAACCACTCCGGTTGTTGACGTTTAGTCCAAACCATTTTGAACCTGTCTTGTTTTGTTTTATAAAACTTCTGATAAGAAGCTACTGCATCTTCTGAGATACATTCTGGATTAGAACCCATTGCTAATTTGAATGGAGTCTTTTCTGTAGTGTGCGGGATATTCTTTGGTGAGTGTCTCAATATATGCCTTAACTTTGTATCTGTCATGTGAACTTTTCCATATCTATATGTATATTCATCACAGAGGGCAACAAAATGTTTGTAGTGCCAGTTATAGTTTTCAGAATTTTCACGGGTCCATACAGTCGATGGATGATTAAAGTGACATGCCTTATATAATATATCTTCTCGTTCATCAGTAAGATTAAAGCATTGAATCATTGAACCTGATTTAGATGGTCTACGTTCCATAAAACCATCTACCATACGATGTACGGTTGATAACATTTGTGCAGATTCTACAATCATTTTTACGACATGTTTATCGCATTGAAGTTGTGCAGCTTTCACTGGATCATTATCTAAAATAAATATGTTCATGTATGCTCTTCATCATTTAATATAGGTATATTATAACACACTGTAGTGTATTTGTCAACCAGTTAATGCTGTAACTATGTTTCTTAGTAATAGTAGCACTCCTGCCCCATTTAGAATAATGAGAGCTCGATCTTGCCACATAATTGATACCCATAACCATAGTGTAATACCACAGATAGAGAAACCTAAATCATACATCTGTAGACCGTCGATACCTCTTAGCGACATTGCACATAGTACAAATAGTGATGCCACCCATTTAACGTACCAATCTAAGGTATGTTTAGGTGTTGCTGACTTAAAGATTCTTTTAGAATTTTCAAGTTCTTCTTTAGTATATTTTACCATAATGTAAATTAGGGCCCCGCATAGACCAGGGCCGAAACCCTCTTAACCTCCTTTAACTGTCGCCATATTCATATCTTCAATATGTCTATTCAGGAATTCTATTTTTTTCTGCATCTTATAAGCCAGAACTTCTTTTCCTTTGCGTTTCAGTTTTTTCTGATAGTATACTGCCTCTTTTTGGTCTTTCTTGAGGCGTTCAATTTGTACATGCATAGTATTTCTCCATGGGTGAATTGATAAGCTATCATTATAAAGGTTTGTCTATAGGCGGCCCTCCAAGTTAGTTAAGTTATTTGCGAATTAAGTTAGGGAATGCATCCATAACTAGTTTTTTAGTCAACCCTTTATACTTAAGGTTTTTATCTTTAGCATCAATGAATACTTGAGCATCCGATGGGTGAACAGATTCCAGAATCTCTAAAAACATACTTTCTCTTTTAATAGGATTCATATTAGTATATTGACCTTTAAAGAAATATTTGAATTTTCTAAATTGGTTTTGAAGAGTGGCATAATTCATGCCATCGGGCATATCATCTTTCTTATATGGAGGTGCACCGGGCGGTAACGTAGAGATGACATCATCATCAAAGTTAATTCTTAGAATATCTCTAAGTGGTGCAGAATTCATTTTCTGTAGATAAGCAATCTTGTCGACTTTGCTTTGTATTTTGGATTGTCCGATAAGGATATCCGAGATTAGGTAATTACGCATTATAAAATTCCTCCACGCATTCAATCAGGTTAGTACATCTTTTTTTAATCAAATAGTTTAATACCTTCATTCTCATAGGTAGTTTTTGATTGTCATGTTTATTTATAATAGATTCTTGGATAGTATCTGGGATTTCATTTAGGTCTATTAATGTTTTGTTTCTTTGGTAGTTACGGTATATTTCTTCAGGCATATGACTTTTAAGGTCATCACTGTGTGTTAACCAATCATCAACCCTTGTCTGTCTTAATGGAGTTTGACTAGAGCCTTCGGTAATAAATGTAGCATCTTTGGATAATACATTTGGGATACCATCTCCAGAGTCGCCTCTCATAATGTGATTAAACAAATAGTTTCTAGGGTTCTTATCTACCACTGCTTTCTTTTGGATAGGCGAGAACTGTTTTACGTTGTTATACTTCTGCAACTGAATGAAATCTTTATCAGATGAAATAATCATGACTGGTTCGCCTTGACCGAACTCTTGTGTTCTTATAGCAAGGGCACCAATAATATCATCAGCCTCACAACCTTCCATATGCAATACTTTGTATGGGAAGTTCTCCATGAGTTCTTCTCGGACTGTAGAAAGGATACGAAAGATTTCAGGCCAGTCCATATGACTAGTTGCATCTCTGCTCTTCTTTCTATTAGCTTTGTATTCAGGAAAGTATTGTCGTCTCCAAGTATTCATACCATCGGCACATATAACCATCTGGCCATATTCTTTTCGGTATCTCTTATTGTACATACGTATGCTGTTTAGTATCATATGACGGATCATATCTTCATCATTTAATTTTTGCACCATGATGTTGGAAAGTGCTATCTGACTATAATCAAGTAATATCATTTTTGCTCGCTTCTATTTTATTATAAATTGCCTCTAAATCCTCTTGGAGGAAATGATTAAGGCCACCGTATCTCATAAACATTGAGGATATAAGATTTACAATCACGTACATATCCCGTGATTCTTCATTCTCTGGTTCCCTGAAATCCATCTCGTCAAATGCAGATTCTTCTTCTGCAAAATAATCCTCCAGCATCATAAGAACAAATTGAGAGGTGTCTGCACACTCTTCGCTGTAGTTTTCGTAGGCCCAGTTTCTTTCGGACTCTATCTGTTCTTGCCGCTGTGCGGTTGGAAATGGTATTATATTGTTCATAATAGGTATATTATACTACAC